TGAATCCAACGCCATGACGTTTAGTGCTGTGTACTCTTGTGTGAAGCTGCTAGCTGATACGGTAGCTAGTCTGCCACTGTTTTTATACGAGCGAAAAGCAGGTGGTGGTAAAGAAAAAGTCAAAGGTAGACGTATAGTGCAAGTATTACAGAATCCGAATCCTGTTATGAGTCGGTTTAGGTTTCTGAATACGTTACAGGGACATTTAGCCAGTTGGGGTAATTGTTATGCTTGGGTGAAAAGAGATACCATTGGTCGGGTGATGAATCTTTATCCTTTGAGACCGGATAGCATGGTAGTTAGAAGAGATAGTGCGGGAAGTTTAATTTATGAATATGTATTTCCGAATGGTGATAAAGTAGAATTTCGGCCACAGGATATTTTTCATGTACCAGGTTTCGGATTTGATGGGATAATGGGCTACAGTCCTATTCAAATGGCTCGAGAAGCAATAGGTCTGGGTGGTGCAACTGAAGAATTTGGTGCCAGATATTTTGGCGAAGGTACTCATCCGGGGGTTGTAATCAAACATCCTGGCAAGATGAGTCCTGATGCTCATCAGAGTTTGAAAAAAGATATTGCGGAGAAGCAGGCCGGGTTAGGCAAGTCACATATACCTATGCTCTTGGAAGAAGGTATGGACTTTGCCCAACTGGGTATTCCGAATGATGATAGCCAGTTTCTAGAAACTAGGAAATTTCAGGTAACAGAGATTTGTAGATTCTGGCGAGTGCCACCACATTTGATTTACGATCTTGAGAGAGCCACTTATAGCAATATCGAAATGCAGGAAATGGAATTTGTTACTCATTCTTTGAGACCGTGGTTAGTACTCTGGGAGCAGGAATTGAGTCGATACTTTCTATCCGCTAATGAACTGAATAAATATTTCTTTGAATTTAAAATTGATGGTTTGCTTAGAGGGGATACTACAAGCCGATTCGCTGCGTATGCGGTGGCAACGTCTAATGGCTGGATGAATAGAAACGAGGTTAGGGAATTAGAAAACCTTAACCCAGCCGGACCTGAAATGGATACTTTCACAGTGCCCATGAATCTGACTACCATAGAAAAATTACTAGAGGAACCTGAGCCGGTAGAATTACCACCTCAGTTGCAAATCGAAGGGCCACCGGAAGAAGAAGAAGATGAGGAAAGATTATTCTGGCGCAGCTTAAAGAAAGTTGTATATCGTTCTGCTGAAGGTAGGGCTAGAATAGCTAATAGCTATAAACCGCTGTTTAAAGATGCTGCTAAAGTGGTGGTCAATCGTGAAGTGAATCAAATAAGTCGGGGGATAACTAAGCATTTAACTAAAAGAAATATAGATAGGTTTGAGTCTTATCTTGAAAAATTCTATGGTGAATTTCCTGAATATATTCAAAATAAGATGAGACCGGTAGTTACAAGTTTTGCAGAACAGATTCAAATAGAAGCAGCGAGAGAGATAGGTAGTGCAGAGGGGATGACTGAAGCACTGCTGACTTTTGTTGATGAGTATTTAGCAACGTATAGCAAGCGTCATGTTTCTAGTAGTACCGGACAATTAAGGCAACTATTAGATGAAAGTGAACTAGAAGATGTGGCGAATACTTTACAAGGCCGGCTAGATGAGTGGGCAGAAAAGCGGGCAGGGAAAATAGGGAGCAATGAAGCAGTGAGACTCAATGGTGCTATTGCTAGAGAAGTTTGGATAGAGGCTGGAATAAAAAGAATGAAATGGGTCACTACCGGCACAAGTACCTGTCCATATTGTAAATCGTTTAGTGGTCGAGTAGTGAAGATAGATCAACCGTTTATAGGTGGTCTTGAAGGGGAAGAGTTTGTCAAGGTCAAAGGTATTCCTTGGATGAAAATAGAAGGTACACACTTCCATCCACCCTTGCATCAAGGTTGTGATTGCACTATAGGGCCAGCATGAAACAGAAACTAAAAGAAAATTTCCAATTGATTATTACTTTCGCTGCAGTGATAGGAATCGTAGTAAGTGGATTGGCTTATTTTGCTAAAGCAAGTGATTTGCAACAGGTAGAATACCGATTAGACCAGAAAATCAAAGCTGATAAAGCCTATTATCTAAAACGGCAACTTTGGGCCTTATACGATAAACATAAGACTCAGGATTGCAACCGTATGCCACAACCAGACTGTAGTATATGCCGTGATTTAAAGCATGAACTTGTATTAATAACCGGAGGTAGGGGGTAGGTATGGAAATAGAGAGAAGATATTTTGCAATTGGTGAACTGAGGTCAATTGATGATGATTACGTTCAAGGTTATGCCGCAGTCTATAACAAACTCAGTGAAGATTTGGGTGGGTTTCGAGAGAAAATAAAACCAGGTGCTTTCAAAGATGCACTAAAACGTAGTGATACCGTTATGCTTTGGAATCATGACCCGAATATCCCATTAGCTAGAGTAAGTGCTGGGAATCTGGAATTGCGTGAGGACAAAAAAGGATTGCTGGTAAAAGCTAAACTACCCAAAACTGCAGCCAGAGAAATAGAGGCTATTAAGCTAGGCATTGTGAAACAGATGAGCTTTGGTTTTACTACTGAAAAGGATGAATGGCAGCACAAGAAAGATGAAAGCATAAGAACTCTGGTTAAGGTGGGGCATTTGCCAGATGTGAGCCCGGTAGTTTTCCCAGCATATCCTGACACTACAGTAGCGATAAGAAGTTTAGAAAGATCGAAAGCAACCGCAGACCCTACGCACAGTCGGGGGAATGCGATTAGCATAGATGGTACGCACAGTCGATCCATCGAAATAGATATGACAGATTCTGAATTTTGGCGATTTAAAAAAGGAGGTAATGAATAATGCTAACCATTGAAGAGATGTTGGCAAAGATTCAGCAACTCAAAGCAGAGGCGAATGAAATGCGAGCTTTGTGCGATAGGGAAAGCCGTGAGCCTACTGTTGAAGAGGTTGCTGATGCCAATGCCAAATATGATGAGATTGAAAAGCTCGAAGAGTTGATGCGGCTACTGGTTTGGGCGAGGCTGTAGGTGCTGATGGTGGTTTCATGTTGCAGCCGAGTTTTGCGGCTATGATTATGGAAGATGCTTTTCAGACCGGAAAGCTGGCTCCATTGTGTCGTAGAATGACCATAGGCGGCAACTCCAATTCCATGAAAATTCCTGCAGTGGATGAGACTAGCCGAGCTACTACCAGGCATGGTGGAACGCTTGCGTACTGGACTGATGAAGCTGCTGAGAAAACCGCAAGTGTACCGCAAATCAGACGTTTGGAACTCAACCTGAACAAGTTAGTAGTGCTGATTTATGCTACTGATGAACTGCTTCAGGATGCTTCTGCAATGGAGTCTTTTATCCGAATGACTGCAGGGCATGAGATTGGCTTCCAGATGGATGATGCCATAATTAATGGCACTGGTGTTGGTAGACCATTGGGCATTCTGAATGCCGGGTGTCTAGTGAGTCAGGCTGCTGAAGCGGGACAGGCTGCAGCTACAGTTCTCTATGAGAACGTAATCAAAATGTGGTCAAGGCTGTTTGCTTCAAGTCAGACTAACGCAGTGTGGCTCATTAATTCCAATGTGTTTCCGCAACTGGCAACTATGTCTTTGTCTGTCGGTACTGGTGGTAGCGCAGTTTGGTTGCCTGCTGGTGGTGCTAGTGGGAGTCCTTATAGCACCCTAATGGGTAGGCCGGTAATGCCAATTGAGCAATGCCAGACTATTGGAACTGTTGGCGATATTTTCTTAGCTGACTTTGCCAATGGCTACATTCTGGCTGAGAAGGGTGGGATACAGGCTGATATGTCGATTCATGTAAGGTTTATATACGACGAGTCGGTGTTCAGATTTGTAATTCGGCTCGACGGGCAACCGGTTAGGGCTTCAGCACTTACACCCTACAAGGGCGGGGCAACTTGGACTCAGAGTCACTTTGTTGCTTTGGCAACTAGGGCGTAGAAAAGGAGGTAAAAAACAATGATTGATGCAAGTCAAGAAATTAGGATTCAGCAGGCACTTCCGCCTGCTACCTATTCCAGTGTCCAGGCGGGTGATTACCTGAACATGGAGAATTACGCCAAGGCTACACTGGTGATTGAAACCGGGGCAGTGACTGTTGGTAGCAAAATCAGCATCAGAAACGCTACCGCTGCAGGTGGTAGTGGCGCAGTTGCTCTAGCTGCTCCATTTGATAACGGTAAGTATTACAAGGGTTATGTAGCGACCTCGGCTACTTCAAGCACCAGCATAGACTACATTACCATTGGCAACAGTGATGATTCGACTACGTTTATTGCGAATATTGATGCAAGTAAGCTAACTGCTGGGTTCCCGTTTATCAGTATGTATGTTGTTGATTCAACGATGAATGGGATTATCGGTGCAACGTGGTTGCTGCATGGTGCTCGGTATCAGGGTAATCCACCTCCTGATCCGACAACTTAACTGGGCTGGAGTTTCCCCCATGTGCGACTCCACCTCTGCACCCGGCCTTTGGGGGAGGTGGGCCGGGTGCTCTTAACCATATAAT